TGCCACCACATTCTGAGCATTCATCATCGTGTGTATCTATTCCAGTGCCATCGCAAGAACCACATTCATGTTTTTCACCAGTTCTACCGTAAGCATCTGGTTCTGAGCCTTCCGCCACACCTTTTTTCTTTTTCTTGGCAATGGCAATGGCAGCTTGTTGTGCGGCATTGGCTGCTTCCTCAACACTTTCGTTAGGTACACAGTTATTCACACGAATGCCGCCTTTAATCTTAGTGCCTTCTTTGTGTTTGCCCTTCCAGCATTTAGGGTCAAGGCGTTGCTTCACTGCTTCTGTAATGATTTCTGTTATTTTCATTGTTCTATACCTTCTAGGCTAAGACGCTCGCTTTTTAGCTTCTTGATGTATTTAGATAATTTACCAATCTTTCCTTTATTTCTAAGATGCTTAAAGGCTAGATTCTCTATGGAATATTCACCGCCCGATTCAAGTCCTGCTTGTCGTAGACGTTTAATGTCTGACCAAATATTCATAACTTGGTCAAGGTCATGTGTACGTAGGGCATAGTTAATCTTACTGGAATAGTTACGGGCCTTTGCCCTAACTTCTTTACTATCAACGTTAGGACGATCATGTTTGGGTTGTGTTATCCACTGATTGTCTAGTATTGAATATATTCCTAGACTGTGGTGCGGATTATTTTTGGGCTGTACATAGACTTCTACATCTATGCCGTGTATTTTTATGTTATGTTCAGAATTGAATTGATTCTTTTTAGCATCAAACAACTGTAGATGAACCTGCGATGGATTACTGACAATAAGATGTAGATCAATGTCTGAGCCAGTGGTGTAACCATAGCTGGCGTTTGATCCAGATATAGTAATGTCCTCTAGACCCAAAGGCTGTATGCCTATAAAATTAATGAAGTTACGTGCAATGTCTAACAACTTATATCGAACTTCTAACTTGAGTTCACGATCATCCCATAGTAGGGGGTTTAGCCGATCGTGATAATCAATGTCAACTCCAAGTTCGGATATTTGCATGATTATTTTAGTACATTAGTGATAGCAGATAAGTGGCCCGATACAAATCCAAACACAGCAACCCCACCCATGATCATGTACATCCATTTAGTTTTAAATTTTTCTAATTCTGATATCTTGCCTGCAAGCTCTTTGTGTTGATCACAGCTTTGTTCATGCATGTCTTTGAGGGCAAGGTGCAATGATTCGCCTGTTCGATCCAAACAGTCGTGTAGATCTTTCACGTCCTCTTTGAGTTCGCCTAGTTTTTCTTCTATGTTATCTATTTTTGTTTCAACTACACTTACACGCTCAGGTAGTGTAGCCAATTGTGCTACTGCTTCTTTAGTTGCCATCAGGCTCTCCGTTATGTTAAGTCAAGTTCCCACTGGGACATGTGCCTAAGTTTAGATTGCCTATGTGATGTGCCTTTTACCATGTATTTATTGTCTAACGTGAAAAACAATGTTCTTACCTGGATCGGAGGTATTAAACACAGCAAACTCTTGCTCCATTAGCTCACCAAGTCCAGATATGTAGGGCACTAAATGGAAGTCTTGTTTTAGATAGCCCACTGGATCACCATCGACTTCATAGAGTGCATCGTCTCGTTCGGTTGAAAAGTCAAATCGCCAAACACGTATAATTTTGTCAGTGTCAAAGCCTATGAGTTTACCGGCGACTGCTGTGACCACAGGTTTTTGACTGTAATGAATATTTGTTCTTATGCCAAGTATTTGTAGTATTGTATTAAAATTTTGCTCTCGCCATCGGTCCTGTTCTTTGCCAGGTTCATTACGATATTGCCCCGTGTGAGTAATATCAACTAATGTGTATAATTTGTATTCCATACACTATTTAAACAGTCGTAAAAAAGCCCACTGTAAAAGTGGGCTTAGTCTTCCCATCCCTGAGAATTAAGCGAATGTACCTAGTGCGGCACCAACGAAAATACCTGGGTTAGCGGCTGTACCAGTTGCAGTAACAGTTGCTGAACCACCGGTGTTCATTGAAGCACCGATTACAGCTTCCATTGCATTGTAAGTTGTACCTGCGGTGTTGCTTGATGTTGTAGCATCGTTGACTGTGTCTCCGGCTACTAGAACCAAGAATGATGTAGCGTCTGGAACACCAACTACATAAACTTCGGCCATTGTTTGCAGTCCACGAACACAGCGACTAAACACGCTGTCAGAGTCTGCGTATGTACCTGTTGCGCCGTCTGTACCTTTAGTTAGGTCGTTTGTACCGCCAGTTGTAACGACTCTAAGTAAACGTAGGCTACGTGTACCGAAATTGCTAAATGCTGGACCTGTTGCGTATTGATCTTGTGCTGGCATGCGGCCATAATTGGCCGCTACTGTTGTTGCTATTAATGATGGCATAATTGTTCTCCTCTATATGCTTAACTTAACTGCCCTCTGCAGTTGTGTATATGTATTTAGTGAGATCACGTAAAATTAAGCCAAAAAGGTTAATTTCCTGGGCCTGCGTTTTTACTTTCTTGGATTTTCTTAATGCCGCGTGTGAATTTTGCGGGTTCACCTGTTCTAATGGCGTTGATAAAGCGGCGTTCTAGTTCTGCTGCTTGTTCAATATCGTAGTTTTCTTTGATAAGATTCAGCAGATTTACAGCACTCTGGATAAGGTTTGTGCCCCTAGATTCTATGACTAGATCTTTATCGCGGCTAACACCCAAGTCCGATAGTTCTTGTAGAATTGACCTTGTACTTTTACGCATTATAGTGACCCTTGTAGTATATTTAACATCTCTGTAAAATAAAATAGTTTTTATCTCTGATGCCAGTGGTAAATACTTATACACAGGAGACACACAATGTTAGCACTATTCAAACGAATAATCAAATGGTTTGAGCCCTCACAACAATCAGATGTAGAACGTTTCATCCAAACTCGAAACCCCCAACACCCCGGCGACATTGATAGACTGCTCTATGAGTACAATTATAGACAGCAAGGTGGTAGACTATGAAGCAGTTCCTTCGTGCAGTTTACACAGCCATCATCGAATCTAGAAAACAACAAGCTGACCTTTATGCTAGAAACTCTGCTATCGGTTGGTATTAAAGAATACGTCTTGTCAAAGACGTTGCTTATATATGACAATACATATATAATACACACATGCTGAAAAGGAAGTAGGCATACAGACATTACACACAGGAGATTAATATGTCATTAGAAACACCTAAATTACCAGAAGTTAAATTCAACAAGAACGGCTACGAGATTCGTACAGATATTTTAGACATGGCCAAGAGCATGGTTAGTGAAGAATTTCACGCCAAGTGGCACGGTTGGGAAATGTCAACTGCTAAAGATCCCGATACTGGCAAACTAGTTACTACAGTTGGCATGCCAGAGTTCCCAGGACTTGATAAAGTTCTTGAAACAGCTGAAAAGATGTACGGCTTTGTAAACCAAGGTATTACAAAGAAGTAATACATTAGCATAGCTAGTTCGCCAGAATAGCGTAACATTCACTGGGCCTTAGGGCCCTTTCTAATTGCTGCTTTTAATAATGTTGCCGTCCTGGCACTTGGGACAGGTGCATTCGTTACAGTCACAGTCGTCAGTCATACAACTGCTTCCACAATGATTGCCACACCAACAGGAGCATCCTTTGTTTTCTAATCTTTTATATGTGTCTGTTTCTTCTGTCATAGACATATTATGGGTATCCAAATCTTGTTTTGTATGTTGCGTATAGAGATTGAATCTGTGCCAGGGTCAGCACACCGTTGTACACTTTGATAAATGCTATATCAGCTGTTTGTACTTCACTGCCTGATGAACGACTGAACAATCGCAACTGATTGAAACCTCCGCCACCAGCATTGGTTGCAGAAAATGCCACGCTTGACGGCGAGACACTGGTTGCAGAATATAGTTGTCCTAGACTTGTTGAGGTATTCCAAGTAGCAAAATCAAGATGCCAGAAGAGATCAGCACCCGATAACGGCAGGTTAACTGCAAAGTTAGGATAGAATGTTTGGTCGTGGCCGTTGTACAGGCCCATGAGCCAGTCTTTGCTGGCTTCGCTTTGTGTGTTCAATAATCTGCCGCCGGATGAGACTGAACGTTTGTAGGCCATGAACACTGTGTAACTTTGTCCCGTGGTCCAGTTGGGTCCACCATAGATGTAGTCTGCACTTGTGCCGCTTGCGCCGGTCATTCTAAACACACCACCGTTGTCTGCGGCCCAACTTATCCTATTGGTGGTATTGGCCACCGATAGTGTGTAAGTTCCTGTAGCATCCGAGGTGCCGTTCACAGGCACAGCAGAATAGTTGGCTGCGTCTAAATCGTATACCAAAGTTGGCAGTGAGCTTCCGCCCTGCGATCTAGCAAGATATATTCTATGAGAGGCTACTCTTAGCATTATGCAAATCCTGTAACTAAACTAGCATAGTACACACTGCCAGTATAGGTGATAGTTAACATGTCAACAGAACCAACTGCTGTGCTTAGAGTTTTAAGGCCGCCGGCAAACTTCATAGTGCTAGTTAATGTGTAACTACCACTGCCGCCCTGTGTTAGAATCAATGTTAAAGTTTGTCCAGTTTGTGGATTAGAAAATGCATTTATTGTAATGCTTCCGGTTAGTGTAACATTTTGTAAAGCACCATTGGCAGCGTCTGGAGTAAATGTACTGGCAAATGTGGCTGTATAAACTGTATCGCGAATTTCTTTAACCACTATTGGTTGTAAAAATGATGTTATAGATCCTGTTGGATTAACTTCTATAACTTTAACATTGTTAGAATAGAACTGCACAAAACCGTCGCCAGTGCTGAACATACCAGTGTCAAGTCCGCCATCACCCGTAAAGCTATACCCCGTAGTACCAGTTCCGCCTGCGCTGGCTAAGAACATTGCAGATGAAAGCTGTCCGCTGGTGTTAAGAGTAGCTGTTGCACTACCGTTAACTAAGTTAGTTTTATCTGCAGGAGTAAATGTAAACACACCAGTTGCTGGATCATAACTTAATGCGCCGCCGAGGTTTGCAGTTGCTGGTGTAGCTAAACTAAAACTATTGCGTACATAAGTTTTTAATACTGTTCCGGTTAGTTTGTAGTTAGTACCAGCACTCACTGTGGAAAATACAGTAGTATCGACTAGAGTTGCTAATGCAGGTAATTCTGTTATTTTAATATTTGCCATTGTTATTCCTTATTCTGTAACGAAATCGTCAAATTCTGTTTCTAATGTTTGTACATCCCCATTTTCTAATATCATGAGATACTGGGGTTGTGGTAGTGCAATCCATGGTCTGCCTGATTGCAGTTCTCCGGGCTCGGTATTTTTTACAGCCGTGATACCTACATATTGTGTGGGCAATGAGTTAACATTGTATTCATTGCGAGCACGGTAAAATGCTTTAGTAGTATCTGGTCCCGAAATAACAGACCCGTCAGCGGCTAAGGTGTAACCTTGACGCTTGAGCTGTGCTAGATCAAGTTTGGCTTTTTGTCTAGCCTCTTTGTCTGCTAGGCCGACAGCGCCTAATTCCGTTGCGTATATATTAAATTCTGTACCTATAGGGATTAATGCCGTGTTAAGTTCATTGACTCCAGTGCCCTCTAGAAATGAGCCGCTGTTAGTAGTAACATTCCAAATAGCGGCGTAGGTATCAGCCTCTTCAGTGGAAAACTGTGTTCCATCAGGCGGATTCATTGCTCTTGTGAAACTGGGTTGTCCGTTAGTAGGCACAAAAGTCCAAAGCCTACCTGTGGGGAATGTACCCGAAGCATAGGTAAAACTGGTTATAACACCATCGCCGCCTGCACACACATAATTCCATACTATGTCATTGGCAGGCGAAACACCTCCAAGAAGTTGCGTACCAAGCATGGTTAGTTGGCCACTACTAGCCGAGTATCCACCAGCACCATATGTACAAACAACGTTGCTTACAGCCGTGGAATTTCCATTCTGGGAAACATTGAGTGTAAAACTAATTAGAGCTTGTCCATACGTAAAGGGTCTTGCTTCTGGAGGATCAATTTGATCAAATACATATTGTCTAGCAGATAATGCTGGCAGGGCCAGTACTTGTGCTATATAAGCATCTATTGTGCCGCCGTCCTTTCTAACAACAAAGCCCGTACCGTATGCATCATAGGTAAATGTGCCCGCTGATACTAGAAAACTAGCAGTATGGCTAGTTGCTGTTAAGCGTATAGTTAGTGTTGATATGCCGTTAGCTGCCATTGTGTTTTTCCATTATCTTGGTGGTTCTTCATCGGGCACACTTTCTATTGCTGCAATGTAGGTTATTGTGCCAATCATGACATAGTCTTGGTCCGGGAAAGTGAGGTTGGTATCATTCAGCAGTGCGATGTAGGCACTGGGACCTGCACTCAAGCCATGCCAATACAACTCCACTTTCTTGGTGCCACCCAATACCTTGCCAGACACATGTGTTGGTGTAAGACCAAACTCAAAATAATCCAACACAAGATTGCCTATGTGTTCTGACACGCCCAGTCCCCCTGTGGTGTCAAAGGCTGTGAATGGCAGATCAATTATCTGTATTGATGAAGGTATTGTGATAGTGTGAGCACTGACCTGTATGGTAAAATAGCAGGTCACATGCCTACCAGTTTTCACATAGCGTCCTTCTTGCTTGGCATAGGTGAAAGCACCCACACCCGTGTTGGTTTTTAATGCAGGGATCCATGTGCCCAACTGTTGCTCAAGGCTCGTTATAGTAACATCAGCCACACCGCTATTATACACAGCAGATACTGTGCTTCCAATGAAATTGATTGTTGTGACTGGCAGGCTAAGAGTCAAGCCTTCGTCACTGACTATGATAGTGTTACTGGCTGCTGCCGCTGCTGGAATAGTCACCGTGACATCATTAGTCATAGACACTGTGGTAGTAACACCTGCGCCAACAAAATCAATCATATTTGGATGAGTGGTCAACACAGAACCCTCATCCCTAATTTCTATGCCTCTAACTTTTACCTCCACATTACCCGGAGTAGGCACCGTGGCAACAACACCCGGGCCAACAAAGTCCAGAGTAGAAACAGCAGTGCTTAAAGATGTGCCTTCGTCTTCAACTGTAATGGTGTTACTGACTGCTGGAATAGTCACTGTGACCACATTTCCCACAGCAGTGGCCGTGACTCCTGCGCCCACAAAATTCATGCTGTTGGCAGTGGCTGCAACAATGATTCCTTCTTCACTGACTGACACTCCGGCAATACCGCCGGGAATAGTCACATCTACATCACCAGTAAGTGGATTGCCCACTGTGGCTGTGACGCCTGCACCCAAGAAGTTTAGACTGCTGGCAGCGGCAGTTAGAATAAGATTCTCATCTTTGACTAATATGATACCACTACCGCCACCGCCGCCTAGTATAATTAGACCGCCCGGAGTTGATCCATCACCTATCCGTAGTGTATGCGTGACTTTGTCATACCAAATTCTATCTAGTTGACCTATTCTTGTAGATCCGTCACCGTAGTTGCGTCTGCCTGAAAAAAGGTCTTGTGTAAACGGCATAGTTTATTCCTTAACCAAGTGGCTCGTCGTCTGAAGCCAGATGAACTACCACTGGATTAACGCCTGCATTTTTTTTGATAGCATCAAGTTCGTCTGGAGCACCGTGGTCATCTTGATCAAATGCGCTGGGCACATCGACTGCTTTCTTTAACAATTCTAACTTTTGCTGTAGTGGCGGAATCATTACTCCGCTGCCATCATCGTTATCTTGTTCAGGCTGAGCAAAGTCTTTTGGTTCTGCTGGCAGGTCTTGATTGCTGTCGTTTTCGATATTGTCTAACTTGTCTGCTAGACTGCGTAGCAAGTCTGTTATTTTCATAATTTTATTTCCTATGTTAATATTTAGCGGGAATTTGACATTATTAAAATTCCATGCTATAATAAAAAGTATGCGTATAAAACCTGGAGAATCCAAAGAAGATTGGGCTAAAAGAGTCCAACAATACGAGCATGGCCACGCTCTTAAAAGGATTGCACAAGGTGATCCCATTGAGCAAGTATTGGAAGATATGAGTAAACGCATGACTCAAAAGCTATTATATCCGTTTATACAGGATATCAAAGATGGCAATAAAACTGAGTTTGATGCTGAAGAAAATCGCAGGCGCTACAAAGAATCCTACTTAGACAAAAACTCTCCAAAGGCAGACCAAGTCAGTGATCTACCTACAGATTATTAATCGGGACTTTTAGCGCACTTGTTAGTTTGAATCAATACACCGTGATGTATTATTGGCACCAGCTTTGTTTAGCTTCACCGTAGTATTCACGAGCAAAGCCATTAGCAATCAAGGCAGCACGTAAGCTCTGTCCATTTAGAATGATATCGCCCAATACACGACCACCGAATTTATCCCAACCATATAGAATGACCTGTCGCTGTTGACTGGCGTTAATGAGACCTTTAGTGAAAACACTAGCGGCTTCACCACGTTGCTTTTCGCTGTCGCATTGACCTCTAAATCCTTTTTCCGGAGTATCGACGCCATAGACTCGTACCGCAAGTTCGGGCTTAAGGGGTTTAGGTAAAAAGGGTGCGGCGATAACAACTGTATCGCCATCTGTTACTCTAATAATTTGTGCGTCATATGTAACACCCTGTGGTGTTTTTTCTGCAAATGCCAGCATTGGGACTAGCAATAATAATGCCAATAATCGTTTCATGTGTACTCCGTGTTATAAGAGTATTTATTAGAAATTATTGTTAAACCACCCAATTTTCTTACCGGCAGCTATGCGGGTATCGTATTCGTCTACACTACTGGGGAACCGCCACGCCCATACTGCCACAAAGAACATAAAAATACCTGTAGCAACAATACCTCTTTGGGGCACACTGGCAAAATACATAATGACTAGACTACTGCTCATAGTGATCAGCATAACAAATTTAAGTTTAATTGGGAACACACGCTTTTTAACCCAATTATTTAAGAATGGACCAAACACTTTGTGATTGTATAACCACTGATGCATACGATCACTGCCTTTACTGAAACAATAAGCAGAAAATACAACAAATGGACTATAAGGGATACCGGGTGTGATCACTCCGATATACGCCATGCCTAGACTTAAGAAGCCTAGACAATTCCAAAGAAACTTTTTCATAGCAGTCCTTAATTAACTGCTAATATTTAGTTGGGTTTAAATAGGTAAGATCCAATATGGCCACAGACTGTTTGGGGATCTGCCCACATCTTAATTCCTGCATATCGAAGTTTCTTACAAAAATATAAATCTTCTGATATAGATAATGCGTTCAGATCATAGCCTGTATTATAGAAGTAAGGCATGTCGATTCTATCAAACACTGATGTTTTGATTAGAACGCAGCCAAATCCACAGGCATCTATTTCAAATAAACTTTGAGATTCTGGAACAATACTATAAAGTTTTCCCTGCTGATCTTTGCTATAGATCTCATACTCAACAGGATCCAAACGTTTTTTCATATAGATTCCGCTGACTAGGTCAACATCATGTGCCATTAGCCTAATCAGTATGTCAGAAGGGAATGTCATGTCACTGTCTACAGCAAATAGATAATCATAACTCTTAGCAGAGTTAGCAATATTATTTCTAATATGATCTATTTGATATCCAGTATAATACCTAAAGTCTACCTCTACATGGTCAGGAACATCTAGATCAAATATTGACTTAAATGTTTCTGACTCTATGTATTTGGCCGTAGGTATTGCAATTAATACTGACCGCATTTAATTTATAAATTCAAGCCAAGCATCGTGCCTAATGTTAAAAGGCATCTTCTTACGCTTACTGACAAGTTCGTAGTAGTCGGGCTTGTAGGGCTTCTTCTTTGGCTTGAGCGTTGTCTTGTCACCTTTGTTAGCGTTACAGTTTCCGCAGGCACAGACAGTATTGTCCCAAACACTTTTACCACCTTTTGAAGTTGGTACCACGTGGTCAAGGGTACACTCTTTCTTTTCTAGTTTGTCGCCGCAGTATTGGCAGACATGCTCGTCTCGCAGGTATACATTGCTACGGCTAAATCTAACCGCAGTCTTACACTTCATGTAGTCACGCAAGATGATAACTGAGGGAACAGGAGTTTCCCAACGAGCGGATCTTACAATCCAATTGTCGTGCCAAGCGAGTACACTGGCCTTGTCCAAGACCATGTATTTGATGGCTTCTTGCCAATCAACTGTGCTTAGTGGTAGGTAGCTGACAGGGTTGCCGTCAGCATTTAGGATTAGACAATCACTCACGATACTCTCAATTTAATTAAAGATTAGCTATTATACTACAAATATTTACTCAAATCAATATCGATTGAGCAAATTCTTTGCCAGATAACTCAACACTTTGATTCCATTGATCCGCGTTATCGGATTCAAATAGTAGGTCTAGATCTGGATTGGCTAGTAGCCAACTTAGGTCGTGTTTTCTAGGAGGAGTGCCACGAACTTCATTTTCTAATTGTCCCACAGACCACCCACATAATCCCAAGAACATTCGCCAATGTTTTGGTCTGTCTCCCATGGCCATTTTAGCCAATAGGTCTTCTGCTGAACTAATGCTAAGACGAGGGGTTATCTTCATAGTATTACTACATTTCCATTCCGATGTGTGTAGCATACTTAGGGCTTTAATGTTCACAGGACCACCTAGATAGATGTAGCCCGGCACATTAATTTTAAAGCCGCATTGATCAGCAAACTCGGTAACACTCATTTGGCTTCTTTTATTTAGAACAATTCCAACTGATCCTTGTGGATGATGCTCAGTTACATAGATGACAGTTTTATACCAAAACGACTCTTTAATAGCCGGTGGCGCGATTAGAAGTTTATTCTTTAATTCCATTATGCAAATCGCTCTACTGATTGCTTAACATCGGCAACTGTTATTGTGCCATCACGATTTCTATCTAACCCTTTATTTTGTGCATAGACCTTACCGCTAAATCCCTCAGCGCCTTGTTGACCTAGCACTTTTGAGTCGTCGGCCCCAACGTACTTAGGCATGAATACTGCCATGTATAGATCGCCGAGGGTGCCATTACCTACTCCGGTCATTTTAAAATACTTGTAGACATAATCTAACTGTTGTACTCCGTTCATCTTAAACAATTCTTCTGTGCTAGTGCCTAGACGTTGAGCAGTCTTTGGCATAAATTGAATAAGGCCGGTGGCGCCGCTTTTGCTGTTGCGGGCCTGAGGATTTACTCCAGACTCTTGTTTCATCACAGCCAACAAATCACTTGTCTTAACTCCTAACTCTCTTGCAATTTTTTCTAGTTTACGATTAAAGTCTGGATCTTGTATAGTGCTAGTGTCTACATCTGCACCTGATCGTCTGCCTTTAACATCTGCATCTGTACTGTTAGTTAGACTGGCTGCTGCTTCTGGATTAGCTTCAAGTGTTTTGTTAATGTGTGCAACAGTTTCTTGATCGGGATGCCCTGTAATACTGGGCATCTTTGCGGCTGTTTGAAAGTCTTTGATACCTTTCTCTGTATAGGGTCCCATGATGCCATCTACACCCATGGGGCCTACACTAAAACCCAAGGCCTTAAGTGCTTTCTGTATATCAGCTACAGCAGGTCCACGTAGTCCCTTAGGTTCTGATACTGTGAAACTTTCTTTTAATTGTGTTACTTCTCTAAATCTCATTTTAACTCCAATCGGGTAATGGTCCGCCGTACTTCTTGCCTTTGATCTTATGACCGCCTACTTTAACGCGACTTTCTGGGCCTTTGCCCAGCTTGTGACTTTTATCACCGTCGCGGGCACGTAGGCCTTGACTCTTACAACTGGATAAGTTGCTGGCTCCTAGTTCTGCATCAGGTCGAGCACTTTTGCATAATTTAAGACTAGCTTTGCCTGCCTCGTCTAGACTGGTGTGATCGTCGCCGCCACAGAACTGACATGACATAGTATTTTTTAATGTAAATTCGTTTAATCGCATAATGTAATATTTAGCCGGTTTCGTGATCCAGCCACTCGTATACATTTAGCCATTTACGTTTGCCCACAGTCTGCTTTAACAGCGTAAGATCTGCACAGGTTGTCCACCGCATACGATCATTTTCTTCTGGGGGTGCTGATACAGTGCGTAGTTCTACACCTTCTTGCTCTGCTATGTACTCTGCTATATCTAAGAAGCTGTGCGGTAATCCTGAACCCACATTCCAAATACCCGAACCATTGACAGTTTTAATAAAGTCCACGTGTAGTTTGCACACATCACCTACCCAAGTCCAGTCACGTTTAATCTTATCGGCATTGTCCCACACTTCAATGTAGCCGTCTTTGCGAGCTTGTTGGCGCCACTTATGTATGGCATTACTTCGCTTGCCCCTAACATTCATCCATTTTCCGTAGACATTAAAATAGCGGAATCCTTGTACGTAGATAGTGGGATGTTGATTAAAGACCCAACGATCAAACAGGTACTTGCTCCAAGCATAGGGAGTTTGTGGAAGGCAGGGTGCATGTTCTGCAAAGTTCTTAGTATTGCCATAGACTGAACTAGAACTGGCATATTGTAGGTGTACACCATTGTGTTGACACTCTGTAAACAGCCATTGGCTAAACTCTAAGTTTTGATGCAGTATTTTATCTACATCTGTATCGGTCATGTCAGCTATGCCGCCTAGATGTATGACCCAATCATAATCTCTTACATCTGGCCAGTCAGTGGGATCCCAGTCCCAACCTTCAACATGCCATCCTTCTTCTTGGCCTAACCAAGAGATCATGTTACGGCCAATAAATCCCTGGTGTCCAGTTACTAATATCTTCATAGATACCTCTCAAGGTATTTATAGTACCAGATTGTTCAGCCGTAAAAAAAGGGCTCTAAAGCCCTTTTGATCTCATTTAGAGATTAGAGGCTGATGCCCATTGACTTGGCAAGGTAGCCAAGTGCAACGATTTCACGGCTTGGTTTGCCCATTTCGTACTCGGTAATTGTAAGACCATTACCAGCAGTGCGAGTGTTGCTGTAGACTGCATAACCGTTTTGACGAATGCGGCTAGCTTCAGCTGAGATGTTCTTGATGCCAAAACGCTTTTGAGCTTGACTGGCTGTCAACTTCTCGCCATTGTACAAAGCTGAGAACAGCTTGAATGTCTTAGTTTCTTTTGAAAAGGTATATTTCATTTGTTTTTCCTTGTGTGTAAATTAGCGTTACCTAACGCATTTGTCTAGTATACTATCGCTAGTGTTATAATACAAGACGTTTGGTGGTAAAACTTATTCCTCGATAACCAACCAATTTATGTTGTAGAGATCGTGTTCAATTTCTTCGGAAACAAATCCTTCGGGTACGTACCCTTTGATTCCATCACTATCACCATTGCCAAGACCGTCACCGATGCCACTACAGTACCAGTCCATGTAGTCACCGGTTCCTCTAATATCGGCTATGATGCCTCCGGCATATCTCCAACTACAGTGCCAAAGATCATCTTTTAACATGGGCCACAGATCTCTTTTTTGAAAATCGTTGTTGCACAGTGCCGCATATAAATTTTGAGCATAGGTATCGTTGTTTTGTACCTTATCTTTGATGTCCATTGACTGCATAAGGTCTGATTTGAGATCAGGTGTAACGTACTTGCTCACAGGTTTACAATATCTTTGGCAGGGTTATCTTTTTCAATCAATCCAAAGAATTTTTGGTTGGGGAACTTGTGTTTTACTTGGTCAAGAAGTTCTTGCAAATTCTTTCCTTGAGCGACAAATTGATCGTCGTGTTTGGTGTAGGCATAGAGCATGTCACCGTGTCGTTCAACTTTAACTGCTGTAGCATCTTCCTCGGCTGTGTCTTCTAGATCATCCTGCTCTAGTTTAAACTTTTTAACAGTATTGGCTATTTTTATAAACCGATCTGGATCATCATAGATCTGTCTGAGTGTAAAAAAGTTTTGAGTCTTCTGACCAAGCCAAAAGACAAAGTAGATGCCAGCAATGTATAGTATGATTTCCATATTATATTTACATTTTCAGTGTTTCAAATGTGGCTATCTTAGCAATGCGTTCACCAAAGTCTTGATCTTTATTAATAATATAAAGTTCATGATCAACTCGTTCACTGCGGCGATCATATCGACTAAACTCTACTATCTTGCCTCCGTGTGCATTGTACACTTTAAAGTTTAAGGATTCGTCAGTTGCTGGAGTATGTCCTTTAGGTCTGTTGCCGCCAATGATGTTTTTACTGCTGGTTACTGCATACTCATCTTGAAAGCTATTTTCTTTTTTATTAATCATTATTCTTTCTGCTCGGCGCAGAATCCAAGTGTCAAACCATTTCATTTTTTCTTACCTTTTTTTCTACATTCTTTTCTAACTGCGGGGGGTACATCTTTACCAAAACTTATCACATCTGTACAATTCCATCTTTCTTCTTTGGGAACATATAGTATCCAAAATACTGAACCTAAAAATAAAATGTATAATATTATTAAGATTAAAATCTTAACTAATAATTGTTTCAAACTATTATCCAGCATGGTCTTTCGTTAATTCTGCAATAAACAAAAAACGGTCGTAGGCCTTGCGAACAGCAGGATTGGTTAAAAGTTTATCAGCTTCTTCTTGCATGGCTTTTATACCAGCTTCGGCTATGTCTCTGGCGCTGGCTACTTCAATGGTGTAGATATCATCACCCATGGTTCGGTTCAACCGAGTCCAGGCACGTTGTTGATCATGTGTGAGTTCTTTTCGGCGTGGGCGCATTTCACTGGCCTTACGCACAGCCTCACTCATTCGATCTTCAGCCACACGGCCAGCCGCAATCATGGGCGCCAAGGCAGGATCAATGTTGTAGCGTGTGCTTCGTCCGCCAGGATAACACATGATCAAATGATTGCCTCGGGGCAAACCATCCATGAGGTACTCGTCGTACTCCATTACAGGCACATACCTACGTCCACGTTTTTCATAATAGATTTTCTTGGTCATAGATGCACTTCCCAGGCGCCTGTTTTGCGATTCCAATGACGGGTGTCGTAGATTTGAAATGATATGCTACGACCAAACACGGTCAGTTCCACTGTGAGTCCAGCATGATCTTGACGCCGGGTGTAGTTGATTTCAAAGCCAATTAATGTTTTGACAACACACAATTCTACTTCCCAGGCCATGTGGTTGGTGATCAAACCTGATCTGTTCCACAGGTTGTCAAAGGGTCGACCCCAAGGATTACTCAATCCAAAACTAAGATAAATCATACATGCTCACATTGTTGATGATACGTTATTATACTATCTAAGTTTATTCCTGTCAACTTCGTTGCCCCATTTGAGTTGCCAGAACGTATGATCAGGGCCTTTTAAATATGCTTCTATAAGCATATTCCAGCCATAATTATGGACATCAGGTTGTCTGTGCCAAACAGGAGATTCTACACTGCGTTCCATTACCCATTTGCCCATTTCACTGTCCTGCCATTCCATTAATGGTTGGGCTGCATATAGGTCTGGATCTTCTACATCGCCCATGGTGAACCTATGTACGACCACTCGGTGTATTTCAACTACTTTATCATCTATCATTTTGTATCGATCAATGCTCTTTGGTGCAACCTTATAACCCCGTTTGACGTCCCAGACTAGGTCATTATAGGTTAACATCGTCATGCTCTACAAATTTCTCTAATAGTTCAAAGTTAGCCTCTGCACGTTTAATTGCTTCATGGGCTTTTTCAAGAGCAGGGTTGTTCTTAATCAGTGTGGCTCTGTTCTGTTCTAGTTGTCGCTGTGTACGTGCCCACTGTATAAGATCTAATATTTCTTGATCTATACTTACAGTGGCATAACTGCTGGGCAATGATTGCCACCCAGTGCCATTGAACACTTCTAACTCTGTGTTGTTGATACGTATCATACCCTGTATTGGGTTATTGGCATTGGAGCTGATATAGGGCAAGCTGGTGTTGCCGCCGCTTACTGTAACTCCACAGGTACCCATTAGTCCTTTAATCATATTATTTCCTTGCTAGTTCTAGTAACATTAGGTATTTCTCATAGGCCTTGGCCACGGCAGGATTATTCTCACGAATACGTGCATCTGCGTAGGTCATGCTATGGAGTCTTTTACCATACTCTGCATCGCGCTCTAAGTTCTCAATGAGCTCCTGTTGTCTTACCAGACGTTCAAGATTGTCATGGGTCAGGTGTATGGCCTTCATTGGAACGACTTCTGTGTCTGTATTAAACGGCACTTGGCCATCCCATTTGTTGTAGGGCATACGTCTTACATACTGTTTGTACTTTTCGCTGTCTTCTATATATGCTTCAAATTTTTGTTGGAAAATCTTATGCCAATCCGTGTATTCTAATCCAATAGGTTTTCCGAGCATTCTATTATAATATTCATATTGCATTATTAACTCCATTTTAAGGTATAGAAGGTGCCGTATTTTTCTGTATAGAAGGAAAACACTGTGCTGGCTACATCATTATTGCCTGAAAAATTATCGTATCTATAGGGACGATATTCAAAGTCAAAATCTTTACCTTGTATTAGACCTGCGCTTCTAAGTTCTCTAACCAATTCCATGCCTGCATTGGCATCACATTGGACTATCACTTTGATCATTCTTGCTTTAACGAGTCGAGGTCACACCATCGAAGTATAAACCAATCACGATGTGCTTCTGTTTTAAATGACCATAGTACATCAGTCATATTCATACCACAACGATTTTCTATGGCCCATGCTTTCATCTCAGTTAAATGCTCATCTCGTATTTCACCTTTTTCAAATGCCAGTCCGGGTAACTTGAATGGACCAACTTCACATTTATTAATAGATATTTTATTCGACATAGCCTAAGTGTACTAGATTAAAGTTAAAAAGTAAAGACCTTTGAGTTAACTCCACATTAGGAGAAACATGGTAATGTGCTTGTCGCTTTTGAAGAGCCATGTATCAAAACTTAATCGCCTGGCTGTGGGCATGTTTTCTTTAAGCCATGCTTCAATTGGCTCCATGTCACTTTCATTAAGTCCGTGCTCTCTACCTCTAGGCTGTACTTCCCAAGTAGCCTTGAGCTTGCGTCCCGGCAGTGTGTGCCAAATGATTTTAACAGGTTTCATGTTGTCAAATTCTTTCCACAGTTTTAAAAGGCTGCTCTTGCCAGTAGTTCGAGCCCCTAGCATAATTTTTAGCTCTTCTGGTTTCATGATGCCCACCTTAGTGTAAACCAATCACGGTCCTTTTGATCTCTAAACCAGAACTTGGCATTGTTAGCATACCAACGTTCCGTGGGCTCGGGGATTGGATTCTCTCCCCATATTGCTGACTTACTTGGGCCAAAGACTTCGACACACCAAGCCATCATATCATTCCATTTGTCATTATGCCATCCTAATTGGCTAGGATTCCATATAGGTGAAACTGTGTAATATCGTTTACTATAGACAGTGCCTGTATCGTAGATCAATTGAAAGTCAAGGCTGATGCCAAGACTGCTGAGGATATCGTTGTCTATATCCTCTTGCATCTTTCGAGCTATGTCTGTTAAGATTTGATCTTGTAGATCATTAAATGATATTGAACTCATCCGTTGCTTCCTTGGAAATTATCTCGCTGAACTTTAGGAGAAAGAACGTGCGTTTAGGTTCGCTGTAAAAGTCAAGATGTATTTGTAGTTCAGTATGGCCTGCAAAACTAACAAGATGATCTAGAGCTCCGCCACTGGCACTGAGCCAATCATCCTGATTGCGTTTTTTATTTTCTATCCAGGCCTTGTGTTCACGTACAGTGAAACCTAGTTTCTCTTTCATCTTCCAACGAAGAAAATAACTAGGGGGATATTCCTTGTGCAATTCTGCTTGGATCTGTTGCCACTTGTCTGTGGTTAATATGATTGCTTTCAAATTCCACCTAGCCGTTCCTTTAACCAAGGCTCACAGGCTTCCCACGTTCTATAAATGTGTGCATGTCCACTTGCCGCAGTCCATTCTTCACAGTTGCTGGTACGATCGTCAATTAGGATATCGCCAGGCTGGCAATGCTTGTATTTGTCGTAGCTGTATGGTCCAAACAGTACAGGTATACGTTCAAAACGTTCTGTGGCCCACAAGACTTTATCGTAGGCTGCATATGGCATATCATCGCTGTGTGGTAAGGCTGTTAGGAAACGTAGGTCATCTGCTAGACCTTCAGCCACTGCATCACGACAAAAGTTAACTAGCTCATGTGCACCTTCTTTGACGGGTAAGTCACGATAGAAGCGAGTCTTGGCTTTGACCTTGTTCCAATCACTGTCTGGAATCTGTTCACCATAGTTCCAATTACGTTTAACAATATCTCGAGCGGCCTGCATCCAATCTGCCACTACATCATCCATGTCCAAGTATATAATCATATGTACAAATCTACGTTAGTGCCTTTAATGAGTTTGGCCTTGGTATAAGCCTTTTCGAAGTATGCTTGATCTAATAATAATTCTGTTCGTCTACGATTCAGCCGGTCTTCTTGAACACGACTTTGCTCTTCAAATATCTTACGTTCAACAGCATGTCTAAAAATTAGAGAGTTTAAATTTCTAATAGCCTGAGCTGTTGCTATCATGGCTGCTGTATTGTCGACTGCTGTTACATTCATGTAGTAAGTTCTTTAATAGTATCTGCGGCTGCTCTTACTGTTTCAATATCGATGTTCATTTTTTGAGAAATAGACACTATGTCTAAGTTTCTTTCTAACAGTTCTCTTATTTGATTAAGGATATCGCGTGTCATATTAACTCCTAGGCTGTGTTATTGTACAACGCCTTAACCAACTGTTTCGTTGACACAGTTAACCTTCATCTGGGTAAATTCCTGTACTTCCCAATGTTTTTGGAGAATGATCCAATCTATGGATTCCGCCGCCTGAGTAAAAGTACGCATCAACATCAGTTATAGTCACTACAAGATCAGAGTGTATAAGACTATAATCTACAAAATTATGATCTTCATCGTATACTCGAAAGAAATACTTCCCGTCGAATGTTTTAATGATGGTACCCTTGATACCATCTGCTGAGATTACTTTCATTATTTAACTCCAAATTACCCAGATCCATGCCTTAAACATTACCCAAATTGTAATAAAAAACATAACGGCAATTAATAGATCTATTATGCTTTCTTCAAATGTAGGCTTGTGTTTTTCTATTTGAAACGAATTAAAGGGTCTAACCTCAGCAGGATCTAAGTGTAGGCCTACAGTCTGTAATGACTCAAAATTAACTTCAGGTTGCAGTGTCTTTAACTCATTAAACATTTCATCAGTCATGTCTGGAAGATCAAAATCATCAACGGGTTTAGTGGACATTATACAATCTTTCCTAGTACACTGTAAAACAATTGATCTAACATAGGTGTACAATTCTGACCTTGACGGTGCAACAAATACATCTGTTCAATTAACTCTTTGGCATTGACATTGCCTTCTGCGGGCAATGCGCCACGTTCCGCCAATTCTTCTAGTAGGTCATCAGTGTCAAACTCTGATAAATCAACCTCAACCTCAACCTCAACCTCTGTGTATATAGTTTTATATGCCATGTTTTATTCCTTAAAATATGCCAATTAATTTGTCAAGCTCTGAAAGAGACATTGCCAAATTAAAAGAAAAGAAAGTGCCGTCCATTAGGTACACCCAACGTTTTTCATATTCTCTGGTTGCTAGCCAATAGCCAAATAGTGCCGCAAGACCAGCGTTAAATGCTAATTGTATCATTCTCCAACTCCAAAATGTTTTTTAACAAACAATTTAATTTCCTGAATTGGTAATTCGTCATCGTCACCATATCGTTTTATCATACTATGAATTAAATCTTGCACAATCAACTCGGCGAAATATTCCAAGTCTGTGTCATAGAGGGTAAAAGCGCCACCGCCCGTTGGGGTTTCTGCTTGATCCATTTGTTTGATAAGTTCTTTTATTCGTTCATTCATTCTTCAA